GCAAAACGCGTGTTATTTTTATCGGGTGTATGGTCCACCTTCTGTGTGACAAGCTTCTCTATTCTGATTTTGTGAAGAAGACCTATATGAAGGAGAGTGTTATGATTGGTCATCAGTGGAAGCATGGTGGGGCACGATACATTGCCAATAAGATGTGTGTCGGCAGGAATGACATGTTTTATATGACGCTTGATGTCACGAACTTTGATCAAAGTGCATTTGCGAGTATGATCAGCCTTATAATGCTCATGCCGTTTTTTGTCATGAAGGAGGCAGATAGTGAGGCCTACCGTGTCGCTCGTGCTTTTATGTTTCAGCGTGCCCATGAGATGGCCTGCAAGATTGTTAAGTGGACTGGTGAGGAGTTCCGGTACATCATTGGGCAGGTTTTCTCTGGCTTATTTGTTACATCATGGCTGGACACCATCTATATGGCCCTTGCCAGGCTCACCGCCGTTATCATGATTCATTCACGCATCAGCAAGGATGACCCCATCTTGGCCCAGGAGTTTCAGAAGAGCGCAATGCCCTCGTGCCAGTACGGTGATAACTCGTTGTATGGTTTTCAGATGAAGTTTTTTCCGTATGTGATAGGTAAGCCCACTGATCTTCGCCCTTTGGGTTACTTTCAGGACATTTTTGAGCACTCTATTGGGTTGTCACTCAAGCCCTCGGAGACATTCCTTTTTTGCCCCGCCAGTGAGGACTCCCCCTATCATAACGTTAGTCCACTGATAACCGTGATTAAGGAGGTCGTGATTTCAGGCAAACTGATGTCATATGAGATACTCAAGGATGGGCCAGAATTTTTAAAAAGGAAGTTCGTTTACATGTCGCCCGCACGAAGGGCTGAGACTTTTCGCTGTCCACTTGATGTTTGTCCTCAACGCGTATTTTCTAAGTCACCCTATTGCATCCATCGGACCACCGATGAAATAATGCCATGGCGCGCTGAAAGGGATTTTTTCACCAGATCTGCTATTAGTACCACGGCCCTCGAATGTGAAAATGATAAATGGTGCTCCAAGTATATGGGCCTGTTGGTTGATACTATGGGCACTAATCGTGTTGCCTATGATGCTATGCGTAATTGTTATGTCCTATCTCTTCGCGGCCGAAAATTAACCGCTGATACCCTAAGCCTACACTATGATCTTGCGGATCCTGCTTTTGTTAAAGTTATGTCGCGTACCGGAGTTGACGCCGCCTCGTTCCCCGATTTTTTTAGACACCCCGACAACCTATATGATTGGTTTTCCTGGGACAATAAATGGCGCGCTGCTTGGGCTATTTCACGTAATATACCCCTATACCGCACTGATGGCACTCCCTATTACCCACGGTGGGAATATTCCATCCCTGTCGAAGAAGTTATGATGATGGACCCTAGTTTTTAAGGAATGAATAAGTAAATAATA